CACACACACTCTACCTGCCGTTTCATGTCCGGCGCGACAAAATTATTTATTGCATTAACATTCTTGCCAAACCTACTGAGTCGATTGTGGTAAGAAGGATGTAATTAGCCAGCATACCAAAGGAACCGCGACTATAAGCACACCCAGCGTATATAGCACAACCTGCAATCCAGACTGGGTACATGTAAAGAAGGGGTGGATTAGGCACGGTCGCGGCCATAGTGATAGAACAGCCAATAGATATAGCCCAAGCAAGGACCTCAAAACAAAAACGAACTCGATCGCTTTTGTAATCTTCTCGGATCCAGTTAGCGGTTCCACTTAATATATCATTCATTAATCTGCATGCCTTGTGATAAAATTAGTTCTAATGTTTTGAGCGCCAAAATATTCTTTTACAGTCTGGATGACTGTTTCAATATCAAATTTTTTACAACTAAACACATCAAAGTATGCGGTATAGTTTGGCTCAATAAAGTGCCCTGTAATGTTACTGGTTGTTATCAACTGCATTAGGCTGTAGCCTTGTTTAGGATCATTGGGTAATAGAAATTCAATTATAGGATCTCCATGAGGTGTCATGTCTATCCGTTGCACAAGATCTTTAACAAAAGCCGCAATGTTCTCACGGCTTTTGATACCTTCGTTACATCCACTGCAATCAAGCATCAAGTGATAACCAAAATATTTCAAAGAGTCTTGCCTACGGTTTCAAGTATAGTGTTAAGCTCTTCGTGGTCTTGGTTGTGTTTGCCCAGTTCGGCCTTGTGTGCAATACGCACTGCCTTTTTTAGCACAGCAGGTTTGATTTCCATTTCCTCTGCAATGGCTTTAATTGTGTCGTTAAGGCCTTCGTTGAGAGTTTCAACTTCTTGCATGACCTGCATGCCTTCATTGATAAGTTGAGTAAGTTTTGCTTTTTCGGCTGAGCCGAACATACGTGCTGACATTGAATATCCTCCAGTTGATTAATTATACAGTTTGTTTTAAGAATTAGCAACTCGCAGTTTCGCCAATCTTGCCTTTTCAAGAATCTTGATATAGACCCAGCCTATGTCAAGTTCAAACCAGCGTCTGCTCAGCCGCGGATTAGCAGCGTCAAGATGGTGATTGCTGTGAAGCTCTTCACCGCCAACGACAATGCCAAAAGGAACCAAATTTCTACTTCTGTCTCTAGTCTGTCCATTACGATACCCCCACCAGTGTGCAAGACCATTTATAACTCCCGCGGCCCAGAACGGGATCCAGAGCATCTGTATGCCCCATAGTACTAATCCTAAGATGCCAAACAACCAGAGATTGATCAGCAACATGATCATGATGCCTAGTCTGCTGTGTTTTGCGTACACATTGTTTTCCATCCAGTCATCTGGTGTGCCCATTCCATACTGCGCCAGCATTGCAGTATCTTTGCTGGCAGCATGATATAATAAAGCACCACCAAACAACACACGCCAGATACCAAACACATGAGGCGTGTGTGGATCGCCAGGTTGGTCACTGTGAACATGGTGCTTGCGATGTATGGCCACCCATTGCTTGGTAATCATGCCAGTTGTGATCCATAACCAAAAGCGCATGAAATGAGATACCGCAGGATGGAATGTTACTCCGCGATGTGCTTGACTACGATGTAGGAACAAGGTAACACATACAATAGTGATATGGGTTACCACTAGAGTATATAAGAGTGGATTCATTGTAATATTTATTGGGATAAATGGTTAACCGTTATTTCTGCTTTGCCATTACTTTTTTAAGAAGGTTAACTTTGTACTTTGTTTTTTCAGTTTCTAGAGCAGGAAGTATTTTGTATTTTTGATCTATCTCATGATTTGTGTTAGTCAACAAATCTCCCGCAGGCACTCCAAATCGTTGGTAATAAAAATATGCCCACATTGCAGTTTTACGTGCAGGCCAATGTTTGGCGTTTAATTCTTTGGCTTTTTTAAAACAAGTTTCAAAATCTAATCCTGTTCGAGAGTTGCGCCACGGATGCAGAGTAACTAGAGTGTCCGACAATCTAGATGTTTCGTTAGTTAAAATTTCGTAATCATGGCTGGCATATTCATGATCTAAAAAACTGACATAATAAACATTAAAGAATTCCTTTGGAACAATGTACAATGGTTCAATCTTCCAGTCGTCCAGCGGGTTTTGATCACTTGTTGCCCATTTATCAAACTTTTCAAAGTCTTCTTCGGTGTCATGTGGTAATCCAAAAATAAATGCAGAGTGTGTGGTAATATCTTTCCATGATGATTGTTTTAACCCACGAAGGAAATCAAGTTGATCATATGGATCCATGCCTTTGCCGATGCTCTTTGCACTTTTTGTATTCAGTGTTTCTATACCAAACGTAGCAGACTTCAGTCCTGATTCTTTTAAAATTTCTGCAGTCTCAGGAAATCTAGACATTAGGTCAAGTCGTAGATAGCTTGTAAACTCTAGCTTGAATGGCAACTTGCTATAAACTTCATCGTATAAAAATTTTATTTTATCTGCACTGTCATTGTATGTGTCATCACTGAAATAGTATCTTGTGACTCCATGTTTTTGATAATTTTGACTCAGTTCATCTTTTAATACCGCGGCTTGCTTGACCCATTCGCCTTTGGTTTTACCGTTCAACGGAAATCCACAAAATTTACATTTAAATATACATCCTCTAGCAGTTTCAATGGTTAAAGTTTCGTTGTCAAGTACTATGTCATCTTCGTGATAGATAATTTGCGAAGTTGTAAATTGATCGTATTCTTTATTGGCTATGTAATTACTATAAAAACTTAACGGAATAGGAGTCTTCTCACTATTCACCCATTTGGTATAGGTTATAATCTCTTGGTCAACATACCCTTCAAACTGCACAAATCCAAATGCAGAAAGGTCCCACGATCGAGACCCACCAATCAAGAATTTAATGTTAGGTTTTAAGTACCTAACGAAATCTACAAAAGATCTTATTCCTTGTGTTAGTGTGGCATGAGAGTAGTTTGCCTTCACCAATTGTTTTTCTGCATAGTATGGCAAGCCAAATATGTGCCACAAGAACGACCCACTGATGCCAATCCAAAGGGTGTTCCTGCCAATTGCTTTTGAAAGTATTAGTTTTAACGTTGAATCTAGTCTAGTGGTTGAATTTGAAAATGCTGTAAGGTCAATGCAAAGAACGCTGTAGTTATTTTTTCTAAGTTCAGTGGCTATTCTGAAAGGCCCGCCAGTTTTAGATAAGTGCATTTCGTCATTGCCATATAGCAATATGCATTGATACATTAAGGGATTCTTTCTTTGATGATTTCTATTATTTGTGGACTGAGCACAACTTCATAATGATTATAATCAACATCAACCAATTCCATATCTTTGTGCGCACGTTGACTTGCCAGGGTGACCACACCGTCATTGGGTTCAATGATCCAGGGTGCTGACCCCTTGGTAGTGACAAGATTAGTCCATGGCCATGTTATGTGAATTTTTTCAGCCTGTTTCATAGGCTCACTTCTTGGGCCTATATCCTTGAGTAATCGACTGAAAAAGTAAAAATACTTGGCATAATCTGCCACTTCTGCACCACCATAGGGTGTGCTTAGTGTGACTGCACCTTGCACACGATCTCGATAGTAATCTGCAATATGCAGTGCATAGATACCACCAAGGCTATGACAAACAAAAAACATTGAATCAACCGATCCAAGTTGTTCGATCATGATGCCTAGATTGTGATCAAACCCATCGCGACTATCATATTCTAGCACAATGTCATCACCGGGCATCTGAGATCTAATATAGTTAAAACTCTCGCCAGTGGCGCTGGCACCATGTATGTACACTGTTTTCATTTCCATATCACCATTTTAAATCTTTCTTTTACAATGCGAAAGTAGTTGCACTTCCAGTCGCTTTGTGCAAAAAAATCTAGACCATGCCATTCATCCTTGCGCTTGAGTAGCTGTTGTGCCGCGTCGTCCCAGTCTATACTATTTAATTTTGGCTGTACTGACTCTTTTATCTCGGCGGCTTCGGTGTAGTCAAAGCAATCGTACTCCCAGTGCAGTATTTCAAATGCATTACCTTCACGATCTACCCAGTCCATGCTAAAGTCTAGGCCCCACTTGGGACGCATAGCACACAGCTGATGTACTCTTGGAAGGTCACCGGCCCAGTAGCGCAGTTGTGCCAATGCACCTTCTCGATAGCCTTTTCGTTCAAACAGCAGGCTGTGGTTTAGCACAGCCCCTTCTAGTTTTTCTTCTTGTGCGAACCAATCTTGTTTTAGTGCAGTCCGATGACTACGATGTGGCTTGGGTGTGTTTTCGTTTGCACCAGCGAATTCTTTTTCTAGATCAGTAAGGTCGTAGCCATTTTGATCAAACAATGCTAGGTCATCCGCAGTAGGTTTAAACACCAGTTTACCAATCGAATTGATCCAGTATCCTTCTGGATTAAATTGATTCGTGGTAAGAGTGAGATCTCGCATGCAGGCTCCTATCGTGCCGCATTAAGAATTAACTGGCAGGTGCAGCTATTTTCTTAATGTCTTTGATATCTGCTTTGGTTTCATGCAGTAGTTGAGTAGCAATGGTTAGATGGTGATGTAGTTCGAGCCACCATGTTGCTATGTCGTATATTTTTTTCAGGATCCACATCCACCATATGATGCAGGTTGCAACCCCCCAGGTAATGATAACTTTAACTGCCATATCCCAGCCGACGAAGTTTTTGTATTCGAGTATAGCAAATGCAACTACTATAACCATTACACTGAGCACAGTGTATCTAGACCACCAGCTGCACTGGGTTGAGAATCGTCTGGAGCAACTCATTTCAGTGTGGCTCTCAACTGCCATGAATGCTTGCGATGTGCATCCATGCGCTCTGCTAGGAAGTTAGCAAGACCATCTTCTCCTGCGGCAGTGGCAATGTCGAAAGTCAACTTTAGTAGTT